CGTTGATTTAGGTGAAATGGTTAGCAAAAACACTGGCTTACGGATATAGGTAAGTAAATGAGTAAAAAGCCATCATACAAAAATATATTAGAGCACCCCGATCGTGAAGAGATAATTTCGAAATTAGCAATATCAATTCCATGCGATCAGATTGAATCTTGGCTCTCAGCGAAGTACTCTAACGTAAATGAAAAAAAATTCGTCATACATGAGTCTACATTAAAATCATTTCAATCAACATACCTAGATTTTTATCAAGATCTCCTGCAAGACATGTCCAAAACTAAATCGGCAATTGCTTCAGGAGATTCCGTCGATAGCATAGAATTGGCAATAAAGAAGAATCCGGCATATAATGATGCTCTTCTTAAGTTAGCAAATGGAGAGCTTAATTTAGACTCAATGATCGGAAAACTTGCAATTGGCGTAGAATTACGCATATCACAACTTTTTGATATAATTCAGGAAGATCCCAATAATATCAATACTAAACAGGAACGGCTATTCATAGATTACTCTGAAATGTTCGGAAATGTTCTTGACAAATACTATAAGTGGAAAGAGGGTCAAGCCGCCATGATGATAAATTCAAGCGTAAATAGCCAGTTAGTAGATCGGCATATTTCCGCATTACAAGAAGCGGTAAGGGACACACTTCAATCAATAGATATAGATGCGTCGTTATTATTCCTAGAACGTTTAAATGAAAAATTATCTAAGTTAAAACTAGTTGAAGCTCCACTTGACCCAACGACTGAAATGAAGATAGCCGAAGTAAAAATTCTAAACGAAAATATCAATAAAAAAATCAACGAAAATGAGCAATAATACCGATACCAACCTATCTTTTGAGGTAGAAAAACTGATAAAGTTTTTTGATGCCAATAGTATTGATTATAGCAGATTTGATTTTGAAAAGAAGAATGCATACTATAATTACGAACCATATATGAATATTCCTAACCAACATGATACGCAGAAATGGTTAGAAACGGTTAGAAATATATATAAGATGGAAAAAGATGGCCACGGTCGCGCATCAAGTATTCGTCAGGCAACTTCTGGGTGGAAAGTTACAGAAACTTTTGATTTTCTCAACTGGCTTCGTTTTTATGAACAGGGGAATCACTTGAAATATAAAGTAGCGCAATTGTGGTATGAAAATGGTACGCCTGGTTATTTTTTGAAGATAAACCCTGATAAAGAAAAAGAAAGTCCATCGGTTTCTGGAAAAGACATTGATTATGCAAAAGAAGAATCAACAATAAATGCTGACAAGAGACAGGTTATTGAAAGGCAGAGAAATAAGATTATAGGCAGATTGGATTCTGCGGAAAAATTAATGCGATCTCCTGATGGGCAAGTTCTTGCTGGCCACGAATTAGAAGCGCTAATGGAAGCCATTTATCAGCTAAAAAAGAAAATCCAATTAGTAAATAAGATAAGTACATCCACGCGCACATATGAGGATATGATTGTTCGTGAAGCAAATATATTGCATCGACATGGGTTCGTTAAAGCTGCTGAATTTTTACACTCAACGGCTCAGGCTAATAATCCGCCCCCATCAGGAACTGGAAAGAGCGGTGATATTGATACTTTGCCGTCGGTAACTCCGCCTGATTCACCAATCGCTCCATTTAATCCAGGTGCTCCAGGAGGATTTCCATCAATGGGTCCAGGGATGCCTCAAAATGCGCCCGCTGATACTGGCGCTCCAAAGGTAGGGCCAAATGATAGCTCGCCAACAAATTTAAATGGAATTGATCCGAATCCGCAACCAACGGCTATATCTGGTACGCAGACGCCATTGCCAACATCAAATGAGTCTACCGCGCCTATCGGCATTCAAAATTTTTTAGCAAACATGGAAACAAGCAATGTAACTACCAAATCAGATAGTGAATCAACAGATGATTTGGAAGTTAGGGATTCCGATTTAGAAGTGGAAGATGATTTTATGGTATCGGAAGCTCAGTCTTTACAACCAAGTACGCAGCCCCTTGCAACTAAAAAAGATATCAAACCATTAGCTAAACCGTCTATCGAAAACCCATTGGAGGTAACGGAAGATGATTCAAAAGCGCCTATAAAAGGAAATTCTGCACAGTCAGCTGGAGTAGATCAAAAAATCAACGATCTTTTTAAGAGCATATCAATTGATGAAATAATAAATGAGATAGATTTGGTAGCTGGCATCTTTAGACAAAGAGAAATACCAAACAGAATATCGCGCATTGATCTCATGTTGAAGGGGAAGGGATTGTCAGCATATTTTCCAACAATCGGAGAAATGTTGCAAAAGAGCCTTGATGCAAATAATTATTGTTCCACTCGTATTGAGGAGGTCCTTTCCAAGATTCGCGGGGCAATTGGAAGTGATACGATAAATATAAATGAAAAAGAAGATGGCTCGCCAGATGCTGCCGGTCTGAAGAATAAGCTCCGGCAGGATCAGGATAAAGACAGGCAACGCAAGCTGCAACGTAAAGAACAGGAAAATGCTGAGTTAGATTCTGGAATTGGAAAACAAAATGCGCCAGACATCGAAGTGAACGAAGATCTTGGAGGTCAGCCAGCTCCATCGGAAAAGCCGATAGCCACCCCAGCGGGCCCCAAACTACCGGTTCCAGCCAAGCCAGTGGCATAAATGAAACTACATGAGCTACTCCAACAAATGAAGGAAGTTCAGGCTAGGATCGGTGTATCGCCAATCTACATATGCGGAGGGACTCCACGTGACCGATATTTAAGGCACCTTGAAAATATTTCTGATCTAGATATTACTAACGGAGAAAATACTATAGATTACTTAAGCCAAGAGTTTTATGAGGAATTGCGCAAGAAATACAAAGTAACAAGAACGATAGCTTCTGATGGTCATAGTTCCATACATCTTGGATCATTTAAAATGGATTTTTCTTCAAATTTTAATGTGCCAGGTATTGATAAATTACTTCTTGATATGGGAATAAAAAATCCAACTAGCATGCAAAGAGAATTGTATTCGCGTGACTTTACATGCAACGCATTATTATTGTCATTGGATCTTAAGCAATTATTGGATCCAACAAAGCGGGGGTTCAAAGACATTAAAGAAAAGATGATTAGAACTTGTTTAAATCCAGAAATAACGTTAACTACTAATAAAAATAGGGTTATTAGAAGTATTTATTTGGCAACTAAACTGGGGTTCGATATTGATCCTAAAATAATTGAGTTCGTCAAGAAAAATCCACAGTCAGCCAAAATAGCATCTAATAAAGTTTTGGTAGAGAAAGTAAACAGTGCATTCGAAAAAGACCCTGACAGAGCAAGTTCGCTAATATCAAAAATGGGAATATGGGATTATATACCAATTACTGAAAAAGCTCAACCTTATTACATGAAACGAACGAAGGTGGCGTATTTTCAAGGCGGTGGGAGTGTAAATGAACCTGCCCCAGGAAAACCAAAGTATAAACCAGAAAAAGCCATTGTAGTTCAACCTCGTTTTAAAGAACCACTATATCGTAATTATTATTTATATTATGTAGAAGGTGTAAATGGTATGCCTATCAATTCACCTGGTGCAGGATATCACTCACTGCAAAACTACAATAGCATTAAAGAGTTTTTAGAAGATCGAAGGAAACTTTTAAAAGACAAATATGTAGCCGATGATTCATATATTACCGAAGATAATTACAAAGAACGCGCTAATAAAATGAAGATTCGCGCCACATTACTTAGAAATATCATTAAGATTTCACAGCGCAATTTTGATTATGGTAAAGGTCTATATGAGAATATGGAAAAATACGATAATGTAAAGGAGTTTTTGGGAGATGAAAATAAATTGGATTTCCCATCAGATGATCTTGGATCTGGGCCAATCATAGGCAATTCAGAAACATACGAAAATCCTAGACGATTAGGTCCAGTAGGCACTCCGATTGATATGTCCATATCGCCAGGCCAAGCAAATAATGGAGTATCAGAAAGCTATCCATATTCAGCTCAATTAGGCGGTATGCTAGATAAATATTTACCACAGAATGATTTTGAGGACAAGAAGCCTGAAGAGCTAGATTTCGGTAGAGACTATTCAGATGACCACGAATCATTGAGCGGAAGATGCTATGAGGCTGGTGATGCGGGGCCATTGGTAGAAAGTTATAGATTAGAGGAGCTAATAGATAAATATTTGAGCCCAACTCCAACCCATGGGCTTTATGGCTTACCAGATGGTGTAGATTTGCAAGACGATGAATTAACTAGTCCTAATAACCAAAATCCATATTACGGAACTACTGATATGGGTATAACGATGTACGAAGACAAATGGAATATTTAAGCGCATATTATGGCATATAATGAGCAACAATTTACGAGGTATCTAAATGTTAAAGTCAGAATCGCAACTAATGGTAGTAGATCCTTCCTCGCATAGTGGCACTCCAATGTCTATAGTGCCGCTAGAAGTATCGGAACATGACTCTGATTATGGAACTCATCCAGATCAAAGTGTTCCAGATGCTGATTCGCCCGCTGATTCGCCCGCTGAGGTGCCAGTTATTGAGGTGCGACAGGATCCAGAAGATCATATGGAGGTAATTGAACCTGGTGAAATTGAAATTGTTGTAGATGAACTTCCTGGGGCGCCACACGGATCGAAGGATCCTGAGCCTGAAATGGAAGTGAGCGAAGATGTTGGGCCAAAAGTTGACGAAGATGCTAATGATGCAAAAAAGAGCAAGAAAGATCCGAAGTGGGATTGGGAGACTCATGGGCCAAAAGGGTTCATAGTATGGGTTAAAGACCGTCTAGATGGAGTTCCTAAACATTCTGGGCAGGATACCGCTGGACTTGAGCGCGCAATTGCTTATTTGGATAGGTTGGATGGGGAGATATCTCGTGCAATGAGGATGGATTTAGATGGAGAGCTTGACGCCGATCAGATAGAAAAAGTTAGATCCATGATTGATGATGGAATTTCACGTCTAAATGATCGTCTTGATAAGGTAAAGAAAGTAAAGAAGATAAAGCGTTCAAAGAAAAAGAACGCTAATGTAGAAAACAATGATATGCTGGTAAAAGAAGCTCAGAAAATTATGGGAGTAAGCGGCGGGGTAGTGATAGTAGCCGATTTACTTACCTCTAGAATTGCCAAGGTAATTGTTAATGGGTGCGTTTCAGCAGGACACGACATTAACGATTTAATGCAACATCAGGTAAAGGAATATGGTTTAAATAAGCGCGAACAGGCTTGCGTAAGAGAGCTTCTTGAGAGTATGGGTTTCCCGCTTAGAGAAGACCGCTATTATGACCCAAGCGAGGACCATGATATTGCTGATGGAGAGGGCGATTGGGTTAGCAATTTTAAGGGGTAATCAATGTCAAAATATACAAGACATCAACCAGTAATTAGTGCAAATTCAGATGAATCAGATAGTTCAGATCATTGGCTGATGGAATTTGAAAAGAACCTACAAAAAGGCGCCGTTCAGCCAGTGACACAAAAATCACTTTATGACCAGATGAATGAGATTATGAATGGAAGTAAATCCAAATTCAAATCGGTCTCCGAGGTTGTAGAAGATATGAAATCAAGAAGTGGCCTAACATCATATCTAGATAAAGTAAAATTAGCTGAAATAGGTGAAAGCGTTACTAAAAATGCATCAGCAGATCAAAACGAAGTTATTGATAAGCGAATTCCGATAGTCATCAAAAAGTGTCCAAACATTAGGAACACTTTTGAAAATTGTATTAGGGATAGTAGAGGTAATTTACCAATACCAACGATCATTGAAAGAGTTAAAAATATTCATAGCAAAGATATATCCGATCAAAAGGATTGGGACGAAGATGGCCTTATGTTGTTGGTTAGCGATCTTAATTTAAAAGAAAAGAGCAAGAACTTTTCTGACACCAATAATACCAATCTTGGTGGGTATAATTTTGGAGACGACTCAAATATAGACCAGTCAAATACTGATGCGTTTTCAGCATTGAGTCCGGCTAAGATTTAGGAAGTATATGTCGCAAGATGAAAGTAAAGAGTTATTTAACAAGCTAAAAAAAGATCTTCTTAATGTTGATCCGGTATATTGGGCTGAAAACCACCTTACACTTGATGGAAAACCATTTAGGGTACATGGCTCAGGGTACAAACCATTCGCAGACATATATAGGTATGCTGGAATAAAAGCATTAGAACCTACTGCAAAACCCATGATCATTGTCGCCGGTCGCCAGGTAGGCAAGGATTTATATATTGATACGCCAATACCTATTCCAGATGGTTGGAAAAACATGGGTGATTTACAGGTTGGCGACAAGGTGTTCGACGAGAATGGTGATATTTGCGATGTTATTTGGGCTTCGCCAATATTTACTGACCACAAATGTTATGAATTAACTTTCGACGATGGTTGCAAGATCATTGCTGGAGAAGGTCATCAATGGATAACTCATACTAAAAAAGAGTTAGAATGTAAAGAAGCATCAAAAATAAGGACCACGAAAGAGATTTTTTCATCTATAAACGAAAAACATTCTATACCATTAAATAAATCAATATCATCCATATCTATTTGTAGATATATTTCTCATTGCATTGAAGTTCCAACAGTTCCAACTAAATGTATATCAGTTAATTCACCATCTAATTTATATTTGGCATCACGGTCATTTATACCGACCCACAATACAACAATGGCTATGGTTCTAGAAATGTATTTTATGGGTTCAGGCCTTTTTGGAAATGGAATTAATCCACCAATTCGTGTTATTCACGCATTTCCTCAACTAGAATTGGCTTACGCTTACTCCAAGACAAAGTTAAGTCAAATGATATCTTCTGCCGTTCCAGCAGAAAATCAGTCAGAAAAGAAGTTATCAAAGACAAAATCATGTATGCAAGTATTATTAGACCAAACGGTCGCTACAAACGATTCGTTGCAATTTAAACAATTTACTGGTGGAAATCATTTATGGTTAGAATCTACCGGATTAAATGCTGATCGTCTTCGAGGTCGTAGCGCCGATGTCATATTTTATGACGAGGTTCAGTTAACTACCGCAGAAGCTATAGGAAACTCATTAAAAATACTTACTACCGCCAAATTCGGAAAACCATCAAAAGGTGTTCAGGTATATTTCGGAACGCCTCGCAACAAAGGGTCTGATTTTCATAAATTATGGACGCGCTCATCCCAACAATATTTCTATTTGGGATGCGAAAATTGCAAAGAATATTTTCCACTATATACTCCAGGTAGCGATGATTGGAAAAATATTTGGATATATGGAAAAGTAGTTAAATGTCCCAAATGCAATCATGAACAAGATAAATTGGAGGCTCAAGAGCGTGGAAAATGGGTAGCTATAAAAGATCCCAATGATAGCGATTGCGATATGATTGGATTCCATGTTAGTCAAATCTATATGCCTATGTTTACGCGTGAAGACATCATAAACGAAATGCCGGGGATACATCCGCTAAATACTGAACGTACATTTATGAACGAAGTTTTGGGTGAGTTTTTTCAAGGAGATTCAAGTCCAATTACTCCGGAAGAGATTCGTGAATGTTGCGCCGACAATGGTAGGAAGTTTCGAGCAAGAATAGATTCTAGTAGTGAGGAAGATAAGAATCAATTGATTGTAATGGGGATCGATTATGGGGCCAAAGCCGATATGGAACAATTGGCAAATCCAGATAAACTGATAAATCGAGGCCAATCTTATAGTACCGCAGTAATATTGACTGCAAAGGATGCTGGTAGGTTGTCAATTGAGTTTTGCACAAAATTCAAGCGCAATGACGCTGAAAGCAAGAAGAGCCTAATTGATCAGCTTATGAGGCAGTATAGTGTACAATTAGCGGTAGGCGATATAGGATATTCAGAAGATTTTTCATCAATGTTGCATAATTGCTATGGAGATCGCTATCTAGTATCGCGAGCCCATAATAAAGTAAATGGATATACCAAGTTTAACGCAGATGCGTTTCCAAAAGAAATCGTATTCGAAAGAGATCATTATATTGGTGAACTATTTGAGAAAATGAAGGCTGGTATGATTAGGTTTCCATTTGGCGATTATGAAAAAATAGCATGGTTAATTGAGCACTGTTCTAGTATGGAAATAAAACCCTCAATTTCTAGAGGGGGAGATCCAAGTATACATTATGTTAAGGGCGGAACTCCAAATGATGGTCTAGCCGCATTATTAAATGCCTATATTGCCTACAAGTTTTTGCTAACCAGTGGCTTCACAAACAATAACCCGCTTCTTCATCAACAAAGTTTTAAGCAAGCAAATAAACCGCTTGTTATGACTGGAGTTATTTCAAGAAAGTTCTAAAAATCTTTGATATATACAATATGCGCCTAATTAAGTATATCATGATGATGAGGAATAATGGCTGTTAATAAAAAATGGGTAGGCGAATCTAAATCCGACCAATTTATGGGGAACAAACTTGGCGTACCGCAAGTAAGTTTAAAAATGGCTAACGGAGTATCGGAATATAGAAGGAAAGTTCTTTCTGAAGAGGTTGATCGTGGGTTATTTAAAGATGGGTCATCTAACTCATCAACATTTCCGTACGACGGTGGTCTAACAAGCAATTCGGTAGTAACGTCGTCAGTTGGCATAAAAAAATATGCGCAAGCGATTAGTAGTACTGGCGGGGCTTTTCACGGAGCTCACGGAGATACAATTAAGCAAGCGCCAGAAGTATATTCTCCGCTTTGGCTAAATTCTAATATGAATTTACCAAGAGATAGGGCTACGATAAATGCATGGTGTAGGGCATTTTTCGCATTAAATCCATTCGTTCATAACGCAATTTGTCTGCACAGTACGTACCCAATTAGTCGATTAAATATCAAGTGCAAAAACAAAGATATCGAACATTTCTTCAACGACATGATTGAAGAAATAGATTTGATGAATATTTGCGTTGATATTGCTAAAGAATATTGGCTTCTTGGAGAGGCGTTTATTTACGCCGAATTAGATGAAAGTAGCGGAAAATGGAGCCGCTTAATGATTCAAAATCCAGACTATATGATTGTAAAGCGTACGGTCGCTGCCGATGAACCAATTATTATGTTGCGTCCAGATGAAAATCTGAAAAACATAGTTATGTCAAATAAGCCAGGTGACATAGAGATGAGGAGACAGCTTAATAATCATATTATAGATTCAGTTAAACGCGGAAACAATATACCACTTGATAGTTATGGTATATCGCATTTAGCCCGCAAAATAAGTCCTTACGAAATTAGAGGTACTGGGCTACCGGTATGTATATTTAGACAATTAATGTTATTTGACCAATTAAGGGAATCTAAATATGTTCAAGCTGGAAACATGATAAATCCACTTACATTGGTAAAGATAGGATCGGCTGACTATAAACCTACGCACGCCGACATTGAAGCTTATAGAGAAGTTTTTGAGAATGCGCAGTTCGATAAAGATTTTAAGGTATTCACACAGAATGATTTGACAGTAGAAAGAGTTGGGTATGGACAGGGAATTTATGACATATCTGGCGACATTACACAGATAATAAAAGAAATTTACGTTGGATTGCAGGTGCCTTCGGTTTTGACCGAGGGTGGTGCGGACACCACATACGCTAACGGTGGAGTTGCATTAGATGTTTTGAAACAGCGCTATATGCAATTTCGTAATATGCTTAGCCATTGGTTGAGAAATAAAATTTTTGCTCCAATTTCTAAATTGCATGATTTTTATGATTACACTGATGGCGAAAAGAGATTAATAATTCCAGATGTTGATTGGAATCATATGCCACTTTTTGATACGGATACCTATATACGAACCATGGTTGATTTAACTGCTGATCCAAAAAATAAAAGAGTGTCAGTACAAGCACTTCATAAATGCCTAGGACTAGAATATGACGATGAACAGTTGAAAATTCGGAAAGAGGCAATACAAGAGACAATTAATGCCAAGGAAGCTGCTGCACTACAGGAAATGGATCTTGATACATTGCGCACACTAGATCATGAGGACGAAATTAGGGAACCGGAAAAGGAAGATGGATCTAAGGAATCTGGGGCTGAGCCTCCTCTTCCAGGAGAAACTCATGGAGAACCTTCACCGGGAAGCTCTTCATCGGGCGGTAGTTTGCCTGGATTAGATTTAAGTCCACTTCCAGGCCCATCAACGCCTTCACCAAGCCCTTCACCAAGTCAATCGATCGCGCCTGCGGAGCCTTTAGCCGCAACCACAGAGTCGCCATCGTTAGCGGCTCCGGCGGCGCCAGCCAGTAAATAATGCCATGCATTTGATTAGTTCGGTGAATAATTAGGCATTATTAGTTGAGCACCAAAATAAGTTTCAAAGGGCATACAATGGAAAAAACCTCCCAAAAAAGAAGTGTCTTGAATAGAATTCGAGAAATGACCAATGTTAGCGGAATTGCGGCTGAAAAATATTTCAATCCACAATTTGAAGAGGTTATGAATAATTTAAGATCTGTTGATGCCAACGTCAGATCTATAGCTGCCGGAAAATCTCTTGATAATGGAGATCCTGGAAGCGACCCAGTGGCGCTAAAAGATTTGCTAAAATCAGCTAAAAGCAATTTAAATAGGCGTGAGTTTATGACGTCGGTTGCTGACCTAGGTCGTTTTCATAAGAAGGTTGCAGAAATTGTATCTGAATTAACTACATTGCAAAATAAGGTAGATGAGGTGCACCATCAATTTCTTTTCCAAGACTTGGGCGATGAGCACGTGAAGGAGCTGCAAAACCTAAAAAGCAGATGGGCTTCAGAAGAGAAACGCAGGATTGTCAAAGAAGCGAGTATTATGGATTTTTTCCATAACATTTTAAGTGATCGCGGTAGAGCCCTTAGTTTTTATGAAAAAAGATATGATAAGCAGGTAAAACCATTGCGCTCGGCTACGGTAAATATATTGTTGCAATCAGAGAAAGTACTTAATAATATACTATCAGTTTTGAAAGAGATGGCCACCGCGCGCGCAACAAGAAGCCCAGATAAATATATTAGTGCGGCAGGTAAGATAGAAAAGGTATACAGGAATTACGATCAATCTTTTAAGGCATATTATTCTGATAAGATAAAACCATTCGAAAAGTTTTTTACACAGGAACAGTCAAAGCAGGTGGATAACGGCGGCGTTGGCGGTCAGGATATCCCGGTTGCACCAAGGGAGGTGCCAGAATTAAATTTCCAGACGCCAAAACAAAATCCACAGACATTGAATCAACCGCAAGATACTTTGTCTAAATTAGATGAAAAATATGGGCCAGTTGATTTGGTCAATCCAAATATTCCAAAAGATCCAAAAATACCATCCGGAACTGGTCAAACTATACCCGGAGTTCGTCAAATATTGCCTCCACATGACACGGTGCCGTCTCCTAAGCCAAATATGGATCCTGATGAGCCTTTAACATTGAGGTCTCCAAAGAAAGATGGCGAGATAAAGGCTAATAGCCATGAAAATTTCTATAATTCATTGCAGTCCATGGCCAATGAAGATCCTATCATAGTCGCATCTTTCATTAGAAAATATGCTGAATCTATTCAAAATAGCGATATTGAAACTGCGATAAAATTGATGAAAACAGTTAGATCTATAAGGGGATAATCATGCCAGTTATGGATCCAAGCTTCTATAAAAAATTATTAGAAGTATCAAATGAAGTGCAAATGAAGCCAGAGGATTTGCTCAACGTCATGGCAGTTGAGTCTGGCATAGATCCAACTGCCCATAATCAAAATGGGAACGCCTCCGGATTAATACAATTCATGCCATCTACATTGAAAAGTATGGGATTCAAGGGTACTCACACTGATTTTAGGGGCTTGTCCGCAACAGAACAGTTAGACTGGGTAAAAAAATACATTACAGACAACATGAAATACAATGGCGGTCCATTTACGTCCGCTGCACAATACTATGTTGCCAATTTTTTACCGATAGCATTAAAATTACATGGAATAAAAAATGGAGATCCCAATACAATTATAGTATCTAAAAATCCAAAACAGTCTCATTTACCTGGCGTTAGTCCAAAATTAGAGAGCATTTACTACAATGCCAATACTGGCCTTGATGCTGATAAAGATGGAAATATAACGTTCGGTGATATTCAAAGTACGTTAAATAGGGTTGCTGGTGGTAAGAATTTTAGAGAGGCGTTAGCTCAATTGCAAAATACCACCGGATATAAACCACGTGCAAATAATCAATCAATGATGGCGCATAATACTAGCAAGCCATCTGATGATGTACTCTCTCTTTTGGATAAATATTTGCAGCAAATAACTGCGTCAGATAGTTCAAATAAAGGTCTTTACCAAAAGTTATTACCAAATAACGATATTCTCATTAAGATAACTGCAAATACCAATACGGATGCGATTGAGTTCTCTAGGATCCTAACATCGGCATTGGATGAAGAGCTTCTTTCAAGGTCGTTTATTCACACAAATGGCGATTTGGTAGAGGTGCAATGTAAAATACATGGTCCATCAGAGGAGTGTCTAGGCGCAGTTAGTAAGGTGGCGTCGTCATTAGCTTCTGCATTCGAAGTGGCCACTAAAAAAATTGGTGGCATTAGAGTGATGACAGATTGTATTATGAATAAAAAGTCATCATATAATGAAATTGATTTAAATACCGCCAACTATCAATATAGAAAGTTTATGCTAAAGTTTGTATGAGGTCAAAATGGTAGCTGAAAATATTGTATTGCAAAAAATTCAAGAAGCAAATGATAATAATATAAAAACATTTGCCGAATTTGTTGCCAGTATATTTAAAGGAAAATTCATAGAGATTTACCTAAATGATACGTACGAAGAGGTTAGTGTAGACCAAGTTTCCACTAGCTATCCGGCAGTTTTTTGCGGAAAAGTTATTGGTGCATATGGTGCTTGTTTAATAATTAATTCGGTATTTGTAGATAGTTCAGATCACAAAAATCATGCAGTAAAGTCTGGTAATATAGTTTTCATTAATGATAGAAACATTAAAGCTTTTAGTGAGGTTGATGGCAACGGAACTCTTGAAGATATGTTTTTAAGAAGCCGGCAGACTTTGGCAGTTAGAAATAATTTCATAGGTAAATAACATATGATCGATCTATCTACAATAATTAAATTGGCAGATGATTATTATCGAGGTTGTAGCGATCTTGTTAAGTTGTCATTTGTTAGAAAAATCAAGAATAAGTGGCACGTCCTATCTCATAAAGGGAAAAGCCTAGGATCATATGATACTAAGGAAGAGGCAGTTAAGAGATTAAGGCAAATCGAGTTCTTTAAGAACAAAGATAGTAATTCTGCCGATGAAAAAGTAATTGATTTGACAGATGCGGATGATTTGTCGTATTCTGCTATAGCAAGGAAGATGAGACAAAATGCCAGCAAAGAACAGTTTATGGAATTCCTTTCGCTTTTTAAACGGCAATTTGATAAGGCGGTAAAAAATAATCTGCAAAAACCAGAAAAAGTAGCTTTGCAAAACTCATTAGTTAAATTCAATAAGCTACATAAAATAAAGGTTAGCAAAAAATTAGTAAAGAACGCTACCGTTGCCGAATTAGGAGAGGCGTCTGAGGTTGGACATTACTTAGCAAATATTTGTAATTTTACTTTAAATAAGCTTGGCCCAGAAAAGAGAGCGAAGGCAATAGAAAGTTTGCGAAATAAACTTCAATACATTAATGCCAACAGTCTTTCTCAAAATAATTCGCCACCAACTGCGGTTATAGGGCAATCAATAAATTTCGTAAAGAACGTCCTAATGAACCATGATCCTCAATATATAAGAGAGGTTTTGTCAGAATTAGTAAGGCACCTACGATGATTCATCGTTTTCTTAAAGTAGATGATGGAATATATAGAGGTAGTTCGCCGGACGTGTCGGATGTAAAGCGCCTAAAAGATGATTTTGGTATTCGTAAAATAATCAGTCTGGATCGTAAATCTGGCGAAAAAATTGATAGAGCATGTAAATTATTAGATATAGAGCATGTTAAAATCTACATAGAATCAAGATCTGATTTATTAAAGCTCCTTAACTATAATATCAAGGATCTTTTAACGAAGGGAGGTCCAGTTTTCTTTCATTGTAAATATGGTAAGGATAGGACCGGCTTATTAGCGGCTTTATATGAAGTAAAATATATGGGGGTCCCGCCAAATAAAGCAATTGAAAGGGCAAAGTCTTTTGGTTTTGGCATAGGGGTGCCAAAAAATATCTCAAATTTGTATGAGAAAATTATTCTTTCATGTAGGCCAGCATTGAAGCAAGATGAAAATAAAGCAGATATAGTGTCAAATGAGAGGGAATATATAGGCGATAATAGGGATAGTTTCTTGGATGAGGGTCATCAGGGCTCGTTCGCTCCATATTTAGATCATACTAAAAAAGCGCCGATGGATATGTTATATAATTCAATTAACGATCAATCTCCTACAAGGGATAACTATAAAAGAACTGAAAATGAAGATAAAAATACGCCAGATGATAAAACTGAAATTCCGCAGGTAGGAATATATAACAATGATGCTGGGGTAGTGGGGACGGGGTGGTGTCTTAGCCCAGGGGGATTCATCTATGAATAACACTGCATTATTGATGGTATAGTCAATTACCACCAGCACAAGGCTGGTGGCTTGCAGCTAGCGGCGAAGCCGCTGCTACGATAGGCTGATTGATAGGCAGCCCCACTGGACAGCATATAGCTGTCCAGCTACAGTTAGCTTATCTGATAACGAGCTGAAACTGTTCTCCTTGCGAAGCAAGGTGTCTTATGCTCTCGACATAGCTTACTATTCACTTGTTGTTTTTACGATCCTAAAGATTAGTAGGATCAACCTGATAACTTACCTCTTTCTACCACAATCATGTGATATGTACAGATTAAGCACACTCCATTCACTTGTCAATATGCCAATATTTAAGAATATATAGGAGCGCAATTCATCCACCAGCACAAGGCTGGCGGTATCCTTGCGAAAAGATCATGAACATGCTTAAACGAGCCTACAAAACAATGATGACATATACCGTATCCGATGAAGAGAAGATGCGGGCTGAACAAGCTCTTATGAATTTTGATCATGCATCTAAACAATTGGAAATAGCGTCGAACCATCTAGATTTAATGAAGACTCCGTTCAAAAATAATCCCGAAATGGATCCTAGTGAAGTTATGAAAGCTAGGGCGCCAATTCGTCGTTTCAGAGATAAGTCAGTAGAAAACTTCAATATTTTTAAGAGATCCGCTTTTCAGTGCGTTAAATTGATGCAGGATTTTTCAAACGATACACAGACAGTTAAACTTATAAAATCATTTATTTCCACAGTAGATGAACTAGAAGATAAGGTAAATGGCTTCGTTGCATTATTCTCGGATTTGGAAGACAAGGGATTTGCAAATAATATAATATCTTTTATTGAGAATATTCAGTCAAAGTGCAATGATATAGTTGAAATTATTGATAACAGAATTAAGGATCATATTAGGAAAAATATTTTAGCCACAAACTGGGCAAATTCAGTTAGTGATGAATTGAATTCTAAGTTAGAGCCAAAGGTTCCCATAGTTATAGATCTATATAATAAAAGGCAAGATCAATTAAATTCGGTACTAAAAGAAAGAGGAATATTAGGAAATTGATGCATATGTATCAATTAGGTAGTATATTTTGGTGCATAGATGATATTTTCTTACAGATATGGTGTTATATATAGTAATAAAAGGTGATATAATTATGTTCATTAAACATGCTGATGGAAATATAGTTTCGGTTATTGACGAAGAAGAGCTTACTGATATGCAGAAGAAGCTAGCCAAAGACTTGTCAAAAAAGAACAGTAAAGATGGCAAGACTTCTTTTACAGTAAAGAAATCGGAGAATTAATAATGCCGTTCAATAAATTTGGTGAAGCATTAGAGTCAATTAGGATAGAAAATGCTGAAACCGTAGCGCCAATGGTTAGTACGGATATTTTGGATAGTTTTAGGAAGACTGCCGAAGGATTGAAGAAAATTGCTCCAAAAGCAGATGATTTCCTCTATTTTAGTTGCATAATGCTTCACAGCGCCGAAGCATCAGCCATTAATGATGATGGAACCCCCAAACTAAACGCCAGAGGTGAAAAAGTAGAAGTGGGCTGGGATAAGTCTGGCGGAACATGGCGATGGATGAGTAATGATCCTAATATCAAGCCATACAAGAACTCAAATGGTGATATTTTTCCAGAAGAAGAACTAACCAAGGCCTATAAGAAGTGGATACAGAAACCACTTTGCGTAGACCATAAATCAAGTTCTGTAGAACATGTTCGAGGCTTCATTGTCGATGCATATTATGATCGTGTCAATAAAAGGGTAATTGGTCTTTGCGCTCTTGATAAGGCTAGCTATCCCAAATTGGCCCGACAAATTTCAACAGGGGTTTCTAGCTGTGTCAGCATGGGAACTGCCGTTGGAAGGGCAATTTGCACCGATTGTGCGCGAGTAGCTCGCACAGAGGCTGACTTCTGCGACCATATGCGGCATAAGAGTGGTTACGGAGAAATTAACGTCGATCTAAATCCAATTGAACTATCAATAGTTGTAAATGGAGCCGATCCGAAAGCTAACATCAAGCATATAATTGCTGCCGCCCAAAGTATGAATAATTACCTTGATAGCAAGAAACAAGAACTACAAAAGATTGCGGAAAATAGCTTCAAGGCCACATTAAACTTTAATGTTGGGGAGACTTGTAGTTCTCCAAATGTTATTGACAGTGGGAGAGTTACCAATGTCGATGTCAGTTCAAAAACATTAGAAGATTTCAGGCGCGACGTCGATAAGGCCATTGAAGAATATCAAAAAATACAACGATCTTTAGAGAGTAATGAAGAAAAAGATACAGAATCTGGCAATGATAACGCATCTATTCAATCGGGTGTAGAAGAAATGTCTCCACCTACTGCCGATTCGGGACTACAACCTCCACATGAAAGATTCGCTTCTTCCGAAGTGGAAATAAACGCAATCGCAGAACTCCGTGACGTAACTAAATCAATTGAAACCAAGCTAAGCCAAATCAAAGAAGGCTTGGATAAATTAGCAAACGCTTCTACTACATCAACACAAGAGGAAAACATGTCGGACACTAACATTAAGAAGGCTTACTTTCAAGGCGGCGGCGGGGTAAATGAACCAACCCCAGGTCAAGTAAAATATCCGAAAGACGGTTTAAATGAGCAGCTTCGTGAACACGGAGATAAGCAAATGGTCGGTCAAGACGGTTTTCCTGGAGTTGGCCCAGTTGATGGGATGCATGATAGCCCTGATTCAGCAGATCAGAAGAATGAGCTAGAACGCAAAAAGATGCTAGCTCGTGCTCAGTCTGACGAACGAGCAATGAGGCGACAAGCTGTCGTAGATCTTGCTAAGAAAGCACTGGAAGATAAGAAGGCCTATTTCCAGAATGGCCAAGAAAAAAACAACGTAAATACTCCGACACCTGGTCAAGTCAAGTATCCTGTTGATAAACTAAATGAGCAGCTTCGAGATCACGAAGATAAGCAAATGGTTGGTCAGAAACCGTTCCCAGGAGTAGGTTCAGTTGATGGCCTACATCCATCTCCAGCTTCCGCAGACGTTTCCGATGAACTAAAGCGCAAGGAACTTCTACAAAGGGCATCTTTACGAGCACGATTCGTAAAGGCTTCAAAAGAAGATGGATCTGAGGATTTTGCAAATAGCGCATGGGAAGTTTTCCTAGGTGATAAGCTTCTCTTGACCGCATCAGTAAATGATCTTTCAAATGGAATGGTTGAGGATCTTTATGAGAAGATTCATACGCCCACTTACGGTAAACGATTGATTGATAAGGTAAAGAAAGAGGGTGCTGAAAAAGTATCATCTCTATTCAAAAAGGCGCAGGTTCCACCAGCTGATGTGGCAGCTCCAGTCGAAGCGGCTCCGGCTTTGCCAGCAGCCGGCGAATCTACCCCAGCAGAGCCACCTGTCGCACCGGTCGATACTGGTAAGGATGGCGATCCAGCTGTTGCGCTAAAAGATATTGCCGAAAAAATCACCGATCTCTCATCAGATATGGGTGAGGCAGTCAATGCTCTTACAGGCGAACAAAAACAAATGGGTGAGCCGGATGATAAGGGCGCGGTTCCAGAAATGGCTGCGGCAGCATCGTTCGGAAATGCATCTTTGCAAACACTACGCAGAGAGCTAAATGGGTCACTAACTTATTCGCTAAAAGAGAAATTGGCTCAGCTTGATAGCGCGCACCAAGAATTACAGATGATTACCGATCTTTATGATAAGGGGACGGTAAATTCAGAAAATTCTGAGAAAGTAAGCGTTATAGCACAAGATGCGGCAAATGAGGCAAAGAAAGTTATTGCTGACGGATTCACACTAATGACCGCTTTCGTAAAATATTGTCGTGGAAGCAATGTAATAACGAAGCGTGCAGAGATTGAAGCGGAGTTAAATAAACTAGATAAAGATGGAGAAGGTGCCATGACAGAGTCTGATTCAAGTGACGCTAATGATTTGATGAATCTTCTATCAGATGATTCCAATGCAATTAACAGCCTATTGGCAGATGATTCTGAACCAGAATCATCAGATGATTCGAATTCAGCTGTGCTTGAAGTCAATCCAGGCGAAACGGTCCCAAATAATCTTCCACCTGGTGTTCCAGTAGAAGTAACAAAGAGCGCAAGCTTAAATACAAAGGAAGGTAGAGCAATGTTGCGGGCTAAGTTAGCAGCCGATGCCACTGGCAAAGAGGAAACTGGCGAAATTCAGGACGTATCTAAGCAGAAGTTTAGCGATATGCTAGATCAGGCTGACAAGCTAGCTGATGGGCAGACTGAACTAGATACCAAGCCATCTGATAGTCTTGGGTTGGTAGAAACTTTATCAGAAGCAAATAAGGCTATGTTGGATCTCGCAAAAGCTCCACCAAAGGTTCGAAAAGAGGCTGAGGCAATTCAGCGGCTCGTTTCTCAGGGTAAATTAGATCGATCCGAAGTTGATGCACTTGTAGCCCAGGGCCTTGACAAGGATGCTGTTGCTTATTGGAAACATTTTTACGGTCAAGTAGATGGCGGAAGTGAGTTCGCCAGTGAGCTAGTCAAGGAGCATGCAAAAGCAGAGCTCGAAGCAGAGCTAAACAAATATCGAGTTAAACTCGCACGTTCTTATGAGCTAGTTTATGACATGGTAGATCGCGGTCTATGCCATAACGAAAGAAGCTCAAAAGAGGCTGAGGTTGATAGGGTCATGAAGATGAATGACGAGGGATTTGATTCTCTAAAACGAATAATTGCCAAGAGCGCACCACTAATGCGCAAAGAGGCTGGTCGTATACCACAAGTGGGTATAATTAACTCTTCGGAGAATATGCCTGCTGAACAGATGAGTGATGAAAACTTGTTTTCAGAACTATCTGCCGCACTATCATCATCAACCCGAAGAATGTTCTAAGCAGTTAGATAATCTAAATAAGAGGATATTATGAATAACAAGAATGATGTATCAGATTATGTTGCTGCAACAATGAATGCAATTATTAATTCAGCAGAACATAGGGCAATATTTGGAAGTAATTACAAGTATGCCCAGGACAACAGATTAGCTCAAAAAGTAGATAGTT